CTGGCCAATAGCAGGAGCAATCTTGTAAAGTTTTTCTCGATTACCTTTTCCATAGCCAATGAAATACATTACCCTGTTCCCTAATTGTTCACCACGATCTACACGAACTATGTTACGTTTGAAAAATCTTAGACCACGAGCAGCTTTACCACCGAAACCAGTTGGTATATCTGTATCACCATTCAAATTAAATTCACCATCGGTGAGATCTACACTATAACTAGCGTCGCCTCCAACCTGGACTAATTCAAACTTGTTAAGAGTGCCAGCATTTTCCCAGCCAAGATCAAACTTTGCACCGTCAGCCTCTTTAACTACTGTATCATCAGCAAGGGTGGCTACCCATTGATATGTTTCATTCTGATCAACCATTTTTCTATGACCTCCATAAATTATAGCAAAAGAATAAGTCTCTCTTGCTATTGTATTAGCATTTTGCTTTTGTTTGGATATAACCTCTCGATTATAGGCTTCCAATAATCAAAATTCTTACAGTCTCTGTATCGCTTAGTTTGTCTTATCTCTGGATTCAGGGTACATGAAATCTTTGCTAACTCCAATATTAATTCTTTGGGTTTATTTTTTCTACATCTTGCATTGACTTGAATAAACTTCTCGCCAATGTAAAGCATTTTTTTACACTGTGCTCTTTTGATAAATATATAAGGTAAAACCTTTTTGCATACATCCACAGTATCTCCCCAATTTGTTGTCTGCCAATATATTACTGCATAATTTGTTCCACTATTGGAAAGATAAATTTTGCCTAAGCCAACCCTATCCCTTATCCTTCGGAGAGCTCCATTAGTGTACTCACCCCACCCAATTCTTATCATAGGACGGATATTAACCCATTCTTTACCTCTATCTGTTCGTCTTAATGAGATTGGTATGCTAAAGCATCCATCCGAGTCAATTAACCCAGCTAAATAACTATAAAATATCTCATCTGACATCTCTTCTATTTCCATTTTAAACCTCCATCTCTTACGAGATAGAGGATGGAAATATAACTCTACATATAAATGTTTCGCTTTACAGTTTGATTATGCTCAAACTTCATCATATTGTAAAGTAAATGTTTTCTGGTTAACAGCTCCAGCTGATGCTCCGCTTGTAACGCTAGCTTGCAATACAATGAAATCGCTGTTTCCTGTTGTTGTCAGGCTTCCTGTCAAGCTTCCACCGATTGTAACGTTTGCTGTTGTTGGATCTGCTGTTGGAGCTGCAGTTGTTGCTCTTGTGCTTACAACTACTATAGGTGCTACATATGCTGTCTCCTTACCAGTCCATTTTATTGTTTCACCAGTTACATATGCTCCAGCGGATTTCCAGAATTGGATATTTTCAATCCTTGTAAAATCATCACTGAAATTTGCTCTTACCCATTTCTCATAGGAATATGTTCCTGCTGTAATAGGATATGTGCTTGGTGCTAAATTTGCTTCAATAGTACTTCCTAGGTTCAAGTTTGTTGGAACTGCTGTAGATGTAAGTGTTGCCAAATACTCAACCCATCCGAATGTTGCTACCATTTTTGTATTACCTCCTTAGTTTAACTTATTACGGCTTGTGAGCCTATTGTTTTTCTTACTATGTTTCTGCCGACCCCTGCAAAATATCTCGCAGTAGTGTTTGAGCCATTATAACCAAGACTGATTATAGTGCCCATAGCAACTTGATTATCATTCAAAGCCTGAGCAACTTCTGCATCTGTACCAACTAAGGTAATAATACATCCATGCTTAGTTTTTGATATTGCCATTTTATACAGTGAAATACATTGCGGTTATGTTTGTTCCATTATAATACACATTTATTATTTTGGAATTTGGGACCTGTTCGTCGCTAAGAGCCTGTGCTACTTCAGCGTCTGTGCCAACCAAAGTGATAACACTTCCATAATTTGTTTTTGTTACTACCATCTTATATCACCGGAATTTTATTTCTTTTTATCTACTTTCTTCTTAGGCTCTTCCTTTGGCGCAACCTTTAGTGAGTCATCTTTTGATTTATTCTTTTTTGTCTCTGGTACTGTTACTGGTCGTTTCTTGGGTTGCTCTCTAGTTGTTTCTATCCCAGTCATATCAGCTATAGATGGTGTTTTACTACTTTTCCACCCTTTCGCTGTGAACGGAAGTTTAACTTTGATCTCTGATGCTTTATCTGCAAGGAAAGATGCAGCATTAAAGCCTCCTGTAAAATGTATAGGACCTTTTATTGTAGGCATTTTTGTTCCTCCTTATTCTTCTTTTGCGTCAAGGAAATCATTTATAGCTTTTGATAAATTCTTATTCATTGCCCAGGTGCTAGGAACATCTTTTTCTATTGTCTCTTTGAGGAATTTATATTCCCTGTCTTCAAGTTCCAACATACCTGTCTTATTTGCTTTATCAAATGCTTCAGCTAATTTCCCAAAAATCTGAAATTTCTCGATCCCTCTCGGAATCTCTTCTGGTTTCTTTGCTCCTATTAAATTGTTCAGAGCAACTAATAAAGTTTCATCAACGTCTTTAGTTCCAATGATAGTTTTACCATCTTCACCAAACTCGGGTATTTTTGCTTCCCATGTCTCAATTTTAATTTTTCTCATTGTCTATTCAGCCTCCATAATTTCTATTCGCGAAATTAAAAAATAAAATAAAAAAAATAATTTAAGATGTGGTCAATGCATTATATGCAGGTATATACAAAGTTTTAGATCCTACTAATATTTTTAATCCACCATCACAAATTGCTGTCTGATCCGGTGATGTTCTAGTAGCAGCAACACAACCTCCTTCGACATCAGCATCTATAAAGTTTGTATGATTGTCGTCAACAAGATGTAATACATTTGTCCAACTTCCACCAGTGCTTTCAATACTGATTGCGAATTCTCTTACAATGGCATAGTTACTTGCGGTAATCTTAATTCCGTATGCTGCTCCTGTTGTTGCACCCTGTGATTGGTCCTGAATTAATAAACCAATATTCTCGCCAGCGATAGTTCCATTGTTTTTCATGTTGAGTTCACAAACACTCATATTACCACTATTTGCCATACCTGTTGCACATTCTGCAGTAATATATGCTGCATTAATGAATACTGAACTATTTCCAGTAGCTCCATCATTCTGTGCTTTAAGATCCAATCCCCTTACTCTTGCATATCCAGATCCACCATCTGACCAATCTGAACAAGTTATTTTTAAAGCAACATCAGGGTTTCCATCTGTCCCAGTCATAACTGTGCTTCTACCTAATTCAATTTGAACAGCTCCTTGTCTACATCCCGCTGTTGCTGAACCAGATTCCATTTCAACATAAACACCTTTAGTGCTAGCTCCTAATGTTGAATTAGTTATATTAAGAAATTCTGTAGCTGCAAAAGCCATAACGACATTTGCATTAAAAGTTGCTGCACCATTGACTGTTAATGAGTCTGTTGATGCATCTCCAAATGTGAGATCACCATTAATTGTCATATCATTCTCAACTACGACATTTCTACAAGTCATAGTTCCGGAATGCCATCCGAATCGTGTATTTGTCATTTTTGTATACCTCCGAGTATTACCTCCACGCACCAGTCAGTTTAGACTGTCGGCGAGATATGTTTTAAAATATTTAAAAAATAATAAAAAATAAAAAAAAGTTTCATAGCTTTAAGCGTCTGAAACGTTAACAACAACAATAGCGCCTTCCTGAAGGGTCTTACATTGATATGCCATGTCTAGGTATATGTAGTAAGCTGCTTCATCCTTCTTGTACTCAAACTCTAATGTTGGCTGTTCTCTGTATGCGATACCATAAGCGACTTTAGCTTTAACTAACCAGCACCTGTGGCCATCTACTCCCCAACTACCTCCTGGGTTTGCAGGACATTGTTCGGTAACAATTACTTTGATTCCTAAGTATCTACCGATCTCACCATTTGCAACAACTTCGTTGCTTCCATATTCACATGCATTAACGAATTGGCTATCTTTTAGGAAAGCTTCTTCTGCTACTGCAGGAATGAATAATACAAATGGTCTTCCTGTTTCTGATACCCAGCCATTAGCTTTAAGATATCTTTGTGCGTTAGCTACTAGATCTGTTGACATAACATCTCCAGCTTCAAGATCTCCTACTGCTGCTGCATCTCCACCATAAAGTGTTGCTGCTGGTGAGGATACTGCTGTAAGAGCTGTAGCGAATGCTGTATCTATCTTTAATGCTGCATCGTATGACATCTGCTCTCTAGCGAACTTTACAATATCAACCTGAGAAGTCTGAACAACTTCTTTAGCGATACATGCTCCAAGTTTAGCTGTAGCTGGTGTGAATACAACAGTATTTGCATTAGTTATCTCTGTAAGTGTTCTTGCTGTAGCTTCTGTGCTAGAACTTGTAAAGCTTACATTTGTTGTAGCAATAGGTACTGCAAGATCTTTATTTCCTTTTGTTACATTAGCAACATAACCAAACTGCTCAAAATACATCTTATTTTTAGCGGCCTCTAATATAACTTTCAACCATTCTTTTCCTTGAACAGTAGAAATACCAGAGGTTGATGTTGTAGTTTCGTTGGCTAGTTCCTGTACGGTATTTTTCATTTTCATTTACCTCCTTTTCAACATGCTTTTAGCATATTTATGAAAGCCATATCTGGGTCTTCGTTTGACTGGCTAAGTTCTGCGACTTTACTAGATGCTTTGTCAGGTTCGTTAAGTTTATCTTCTACTTTTTTGAGCCTTTCAGACATCTCAGAAATGATATTATCTTTTTCAGATAGTTTATCACTTAACTTGTTCATTTCTGTGGCAGTATTATCTTCCTCTTTCTCCTGGTTCTCCTTAGTTTCCTTTGGAGCTTCTTCTGTAGGTTTTACTTCTTCTACAGGTTTTTCTGCAGGTTTTTCTTCTTCCATCTCTTTTGACATTTTTGCTGCCTCTTTGATAGCATCAGTCCATTTCATTTCTGGATTCTTTTTCCTGATCTCCTTTGCTTTTTTAGCAACATCACTGACACCTGCTAGAGCTTCTACAACATCATCAGAATTTTCAGTTACCTCTGCTTCAGTATTTTCTACTTTGGCAGGTGCTTCTTTTTCTGCAGGTTTTGCTTCTGCAGGAGCTTCTGTTGTTGTTTCTTCTTTAGCAGCAGGTTCGACTGGTTTGTCCTGGGATTCTACAGGTTTTGCTTCTTCTTCTTCAGCCATTTTTTTAACCTCCTTCACATTAATATTAAATTTCACAGCAGCTTGAGCAATTCTAGTTTCAATAGCTTTAAGCTGATCAGCTGTGTAATCTGTTCTATTTTTTGATTGATGAATATAAGACCATGCTGCACGAACATGCTTCTCTGTATCAATAGGATATCTTGCTTTATTATCTTTATATCCTGGATCTGCATATTCAATATCACCATACGGTTTTGCTACATCTTCTTTAGCTTTAACCATTTCTTCAACGTCATCTTTACCTGCGTCTTCTTTCTGCATATTGTTAATGTATGCTGTTTTTACTGCAGGATTGATAACAACACTAAAATTATCAAACTTGAATGAGACCATTTTACCATCATCTTGTTTACCGGAAACCTTTGGAGAAATACCCATCTTAGCACCATAAGCTAACTTCATTGCAGTTGGTTTATCAACAACAATCAAATCACCAACAATAGTGTCATTCTTCAACCGAGGGTTAATTACTTCACCAATCCATTCCTTGGATTTAAGATCTTCATGATCTAAGAATAAACTTCTGATTTCTTTCCTGTTCCATTCAGATTGTAAGAAAGCTTCCTGAATTGCTTTTGAACCGTAAAAATAACCGTTCCATACACCAGGACTCATAAGAATTTTTTCTTTCATTACATAAGGAACTTTAACTGAAGCTTCTAAATCTCCATCTATCTTGGAAAGAAGTTGTTGAACAACAGGATGGTCATAAAGTTGTTCGATTGGAATATCCTTTACATTATTTAGAGTCATACATTAGTATGTATTTTTTTATATTTATTAATGTTTTGCTAAATAGGTATACATTTTACTATTCTAGAAGTCTTTTTTGATATAAATAAACAGTCATTTTGGATCTCCCGATATCTTTTGCAATGTCTCCCCTACTAGCACCTTCTCCTGTAAGTTCAACTATCCTGCTCATTTCATTAACGGTGACTTCAGAAGATCCTATCTTTCTGCCTCGCATTTATTCTCCTCTCATTGCACTACCACACGCAGGACACATTATTGAATTGCAAGGTTCACCACGCTCATGCACTTCCCAATAACCACACGCAGGACATCGACAAATAGCAGCACCACCATCACCTTGTCTAGGGCCATCTACTCCTGCACCATCTCCTCTTGAATTTTCAATAATACCAAGAGCACCATGAGTATCTTCAATAACACCTAAAGATAACTGGTCTCGAGAAGGTTCTTCTCTAAGTTCTTTACTAGAATTATTACCAGGAAATGTTGAAGTAGTTACTTGTGCCCTACAATATTGCCACACAGCACCATTCCAAGTATTACATGCGTCTTTGAAAGTATGACCAGTATCAATCATACCCATAAGCATATCACTTTCATGATAAGATAGTTTACCTTGTTCAGCCAATAGTCTTACTTCATCAGTAGACATGTTAGTTTTCTGATACCATTTTGACCAAGCATCAAAATCAGGTTGTTTTGCCATTTTCCACCTCTTTATCTTTAATTTTCTTTTTCTTAGGAAATTCTTTACCTTGGATTGCCGGGATTCCCGGTGTATCTGTAGTTGTTTCATCAGCATTATCAACAGATTTTGTTGGTGTCGAACCTAACTCAGATAAAAAACATATTTCTCCAGGGTTATATTCACCATCATACGATTTTATCATAACACCTGTAGAATCTTGTAAGTATCCTAACAAATGTAAAGCTTGTTTAGCATCATGTTGTGAATCAACTATGATACTATTGACTTCTTTAAGATGATTAGAGAAATTCAATGAATGTAATTCCTGTTTTCGTTCATGCCAGGGCTTATTAATAAGATCTTCACCAAAAAATAAACAGTCAAAACACTGGAACACCAATTTATTCTCATCACCAACCTCGGCAGCACTCAAATATTTGATAAGTTCATCCTTTGGAGTTATTTCACAATCTAAAACAAGATCCTTTGATGATAATCTGCTAGCTTCAGCACGTGCAGAAGGGAAAAACTTGCTTATCTCTTTACCATCATCAGAGAAAATAGTAATTTTGTCACCATTCTTTACCAACACGGCACGTAATCCTTTAAATTTCTTTTCAAGCGCATATTTCAGGCCATGTTCAAACATATATTGTACTGCTTCATCAGAGTGAGAGAAATGTTTAGACGCTTTTATTGGTTTAATACTATAATCTGAACCAGAAATGAAATTTTTAAGTACAATATGTCCATCAGGAGTAGACAGTTGAGCATTTTGTGTGTTCTTAACAGTTGCACCCTTGTTAGAAACAAGATCATACAACTCACAAGGTAAAGGTTTCATGGTTTCTCTTGCAAAGTCATGGACCATATCACTCATATCAACCCTTCTTGTAATTTCATCATGGATAATCTTAGCAATATTACTAATTTCCTCAATAGAATGCTTAACTTTCCCACCAGAACGCTTAGTAGAGTACAATGCTTGAACAATTTGCCAATCATCAGCCAGTTGTTGGTTAGATGCATACAAAGGATTGTATAATTCACTGTTATTTAAGTGCTCTAACTCAAAATTTAAAAACTCAAACTCTTTAACAAACATCTGGGTGGAATTTGGTATCTCAACTTCACGTGGAGGATCATACTTTGTGATCAAATCATAAGCATATGAAAATAATACCTCCTTATGTGGCCACCATTTCTTTCTTTCTTCTTCTGAAACCAAATGTTTATCACTTAACCCCTTAAAATCGCTCATTGAAATCTTAGATGGGTGGGATAACCGAATTATACCATAACATTTACTACCACCCAGTAGATACAAGAGCTTATTCAGCTCATTCTTGTAAAGACAAGATTTAACTATGAGCTTTTTCTTCCCTTCCCAAAGATTTTTAGCATGATTACTACCCAAACAGATCCCTTCTTTGGTTTCAATCAAGTTTTGAGTGATTTTTATCATTCTAAATTCTCCATCCTCTTAATAAACTCTGAAATCTTGATATCTGGGCTGATAATGCCAGCATCAACATATTTCAGTAGCCTTCTTGCTTTCCTATCAAGTTCATCACCACCAGCAATACTATCCCATTTAATTTTTGGACATTCTTTAAACCCTTCAAGGTCACATATTGGTTGGAACATGTATTTCTCAATAGAAGAAACTGTCATCTTAACAATGTCTTGTAAAGTGAGCTGATATAATGCATCTTGTTTAGCAATAGTTGCACGATTCGCACTTTCAGCACCGCCAGTAGCAAAAAACTGTGGAATACCCATACCAGCTATTTCCTGAGCAGTATAATAAGAAAGTTGATCTTCAATTTTGTCAGCACCTTTACTTTCTAACATATGAAGATTATAATAATACGGGGTTGAAATCTCAGACCTGTTGGTAAGATTTTTAAGTTTCTCAAGGAAACTCTGGATTTGATTTGGTGTAGGTTCATGGTTAAGATCTCCAAGCTGTGCCCAATAAATCGGGAACCCACGACGATATGCAGCATTAGCTGCAGCATCTTCCATATTCATTTTCCTTAATGAATTTTTATAGATAGGTTCAATGATCCCTAACGGATAAAACCCGCTACCCACAACATACAATTTTATTTGAGCAACACGATCAGGGTCAAGAAAAGTCCATGAGGCACCATTACCTGGTGCTGCAATACCTTTCGGTAATGTAGGATTATTAGTATGGTCAATATACCTAAAACCACTGCTAGGAAGAATTTGGAAGTAACCTTTTGGGTTTCCCCATTTATCAACAACAATGTTACCGTTAGAATCTTTAGCATAATCCATAGTCTTAGGATCTATATAATCCCAATCAACTATCCGGTTATGTTTAACATTAAATATGTTTTCAACGAAAGCTTTTCCATAGATACATTGCTGTTTGAAAATTATGGATAATAATTCGTCCCAAGTAATCCGTGCTCCACTACTACCAAGTTTTGCTAAGAAGTTATTGAAATAATCTAAGGCCCTTTTATCTTTACAAACAAGCTCATGTTTAGCAGACATGATAGTTTGCACATTCTTATTAATACTATTGAACACAATAGGATTATACATATAAGTCAGTTCCAGCTCAACAGCAGGAACACGTTTCATTGTTGGTGTAAGCTTTTTTGTTTCAGGGTCGCCAGATTCTCCTATAGCTATAACAGGATTCTCAGATAAAAATACGTCAGATATTGGTTGTAGTGCCAATGTAAACACCTCTATAATTTAAAAATTATCGCATCAAGAGTTATCGTGGGGTTTGAGGAAGACAAGATGTAACTATACTGGGAAGCTCAGATTTTATAAAATAAGCACACAAACCTAAAGCTACAATATTCCTAATGCTAAAATGAAATTTGAATAATTGAGCGAGCACGAAACAAAGCATAAGACCGTAAACAAAAACAACAAAAAGAAATTTCATAACATACTTTACAGAAGGTGTGAACTTCTCTTTGAGCTTTTTTAAATACTCAAATCTTTTCTGTTTTTTTTCCTCACCAGCCATTTTACGTATATCCAGCAATAATAAATCTAGAACTATTTAAAGGTTTCGTTTTACATAGCTACCATGTCCAAAAATTCACGTTGGTCAGCTGCAGCTTTACATGCTAAAGCAAGAGCCATCACGGTATCATCATGCTGTGCATGAGACACGTAAGATGTCATCCCTGTCGTCGGAGATTTCTCTTCTTTGAACCCGATCATTTCCTCAATAAGTTTATTAGTAAAAGTTAGACCTGCACTGTCTTCAGGGTCACGGGGAATGATCAATTCACTGTTACCGTTTTTATCAGGTTGCATCATCATCTGTAAATTGACCAGAAGCTTATGCCGAGATTTTGCATGGAACTCACCTTCAGTAACAGGGATACCTTCATTACGAAGATCTTGTAAGATAGCTTCACCGATATGAGATGGGTCAAGAATAATCTTAGTAGCATTGTAACGAAGATACAAATCTTTCAACCTTTGCTCTTTTGCATCTTTGGGGAAACCTTTATGCCGTTCAGCATAACGTAAGATTGATCTACCAGACACTTTCTCAAGAACAACGTAAGCGTCGAAATCTGCTCGAGGACCTTGAGCTATAGCGAAATCTGCGCCAATAACGCAAGTGCTCTTATCAAATTTTTTCTCGCCAAAACGTTCATCAAAAGAAAAACAATTATCAACCCAAGCTAAAGGGAACACTGCACCTTCACGTTCAGCTTTAGCATTAAGCATATATTGTGTTTGGAAAGAGGCTTCACCATCACGTTTCCTGATAGCTTCAATATCTTCAATAGAGAATGATTCAGGCCATCGACTAACACCGGGCTTGATCAAAACAGGATACTTCTTACTAATATAACCAGGACGATTAAACAGTTCTTCTAAAAGATCGCCAGGGTTATCAGGAGCGCCAACGCCAATAAGATGACCACGTTTCTTATTAACAGTAGGAGCAATAGCTTTATTGAATACTTCACGGTCAATACAATCTTGGACCTCATCACAAAAACAATAATTTACATGCACACCTTTAATATGTCTAGTATAAGCTTTACAGAATATCATGCTACGGTTAGTCATTTTAAGTTGTGTCTGACGCCACGTAGAAGGATGTGGCGGCATAAGATCTTTAAGAAATTCATTGTTCTCAATAGTATCTTTAACTTCGTCAAGGATTTTTGTAGCTTGACCAAGCTCGGAAGCAGTGAAAAGAACATGTGTACCGGGACGATAATAACATAACCATAAAGGATATACAACGCCGAGGATAGTAGTTTTGCCTGATCCACGGAAAGCTTGTAATGCGACGAAACGATTATTGTTCACAAGGTCCATCCATTCTAAATGGAAATCTTTAACCTCAAAACCGAAAACACGTTCACACCAAAATTTTAAATCAAGACCGCAACGGTCAATGAACAAACCTTCATCCATGCCTTGTAAAATCTCTTCACGTTTTCTCATTGTTCTAACACAGGCTTATCCCAAATTATGACTGTTACTGCATGACCAATATAATGTTTCGGGACATAGATGTAACCTGACGTGCCACCTTTCTTGACCTTAGCAGTATTGATATATAATGATTCACGGAAAACGTCTTTGAAAACATTCTCAACCTTAATAAGCTCGTCAAATATTTCTTGAGCTTTACGTTTTGAAACATGAACACCGTCAACAGGCATAACAGGTTGTTCAACATCTGTATCAGACAGAGGGACAGGTTGTGCACCGACAGGTCTTAACTCGGGATCTTCAGGTTCAGGATAACTTTCGCTAGCACCGGACAACCCGATTTGTTCTTCCATCAGAAATCACCATCATAAATCTCGTCAGCAACAATAAGAGTTTTACCATTGACAAGGACATAATCAATGTCATAACCAACGCCGGCAGTATCATTATAAACCAAAATATTACCCAACAGTTCAGTAGTCATACTATATCAACCTCGCATAAGGAATCTATTAATGCACCAGGATAAACTTTACCGTTAATAACATATTCATTCTTTTCCATTATCTATTCACCTCATAAAATACTTTACGCTAAAAAAATTTAACATCCATATAATATCAATATATACCCCCATCACGGAGTAGTGAACAAAGGAAGACAGGGTAACAGTTAACTAATCTTCAACTTCTTCATAAACGCCGCAAGTTGGACAATATTCATCATAACCGTCATCAGACAAAATCATACGTTCACCACAACCGGGACACACAGTATTTGATTCTTCCAACAGTAATCACCTCTAGATTATTGAATTTTGAAAAAGAGGGGCTTTTATTGTTAGGAGTGGACGCCCCAAAACACTCCCCGCGGTTAAGCAGTATAATGTTTATAACACTGGAGGAGATATCAATATCCTGAAAAAACTAAAACCATAATAATGAAAATGAACAAGACCAAAAAACATTGAACAACCAAATTCGTTAAAGAATCTACGCTGGCCTGGTTAGGAGTACGGGAATGATTCAAATTTACATGGACAGATCGACAAAAGTTCCGGTAACAATTAAACAAGCTAACACAAGATAAAATTAATAAACCCATCAACATGAACAAAGATATTTTTAGCATAGTGGTATTATCAATATAACTACTATATAAACTTTTCTGTGAAACAGAACAACGAAGGAAATTAATCGCCATTATAACCAACACCGAGACAACGTAAAAGGCGTTTATCCTCATCACGAAGACAGCACACGAAAGAGTCAAGATCATGGATATTGGTACCATTTACCAACACCTTCCCATTACCCAAACATTCAACTACCCACTTCATAGAAGAAAAGAAAAAAAAATAGTATATTAATCTTTCTATTATTTTAAGAAAAATATACGAAATCAACACTTCACAATATAATCATCACACCAATACTTATTATAATCTAAACTTACAATATTAATCTTACGGCATTCAATATGTTGGATACTCTTTAAAGGTAAATGAACAATATCACCAGAATAATTGCGTAAAAAAATACAATTCGTATTGCCGGCAGGGACAGTATTAGGGTGATCTATATAACCATGGAAAAGGCCAATCAACCAAGATTTCTCACGATTGAAAAAATTCATCTTCAAAGCCTGGCCATGCTTGAACTTAATAACCAAACCGAAAACATGATTGGCACTATGAGTAACACCATCATAACCCAAGGTCTTATTATCTTTATCAAGCTGATCACAAAATTTCTTCTCCAAAGCTTCCTCTTTCTCATCATCTTTATAGTTTACCATTCTTCATTCCTCCATCCATAATAGATAAAAATACAAAAAGAAGAAGGAATATATAAAAGTAACTATAAGAAATATACGAAATACCATACCAGGGGCGGATTAAGAATAGAAAGGTGGAAAAAACTATATGGGCCATAACTACATGACTATACTTAAATATGAATATACGATTTGGTATATTGGGAACCCATTATGGCTATTGGGGTACTGGTATACTTCTATACTATTTGTCACTACTGCTCAGAGACAACAACTATTTTAATAAGGGTTCTAGAGAAAATAAGCGACACTAACGACAATAGCGACAGGCACAAACCCCGAGGAGTATAGTAGTATAGATAATAGTATATTAGTATATAATATATTCTATATAACCATAATACTTATATACTCTATGGTATTATTGGTATATGGAGTTAATGAAAGAATTCCCACTATGTTGAGTTATGGGTAGGCATGGGAGAAGAAACATAACCATACGGACTAACGTCCGATAAGGATTAAGTATAGGTTAACATAGCGACAGCAAGATGCTAGTTAATTATAATGTGCCGTTGGTAACGAACAACCTACCCGAGATAGTGTAAACACTATTTGATCCTTGATCAAGTAGTTAGTCTATCGCAAGTGAGCATATATTAGAAAGCGAGAGCGATAGCAGTACACAAGAATAGGGGATACAACTTCTACTTAGTTATAAGGCTGAAAGGCTGAAAGACTAAGAAGTTCTAGCGACAGCTCTAAAAGATTTTTTCTTTGGGGGTTTAAGGCTTAGAGGCAACTCTAACCCTGAACCTTTCCATTATGGTCTTAATTGGGTTAAAATACCAATAAGGCAGGAGAGTGATACATATGACAGATTTGGAATTCTTTGAGCTTTTACAGAAATGTAGATGGAATTAAAACGAATTACGTAACAAAAACATAGATTGACCTATGGGCAAAATACGAAAATCGTAAATTAATGCTTTGAAACCAGTTAGATCCTGGATCAAGGAGATAGAGCTATAAAACTAATAGGAGGCGAACACTATGAATCAGAACGAAGTAGTAGAAAGCGTTTTGCCTGACTATGAGAAAGAACTTTCTGACAAGGAAGAACAATACATTGGAGCAGTTAGGAACATTCTTAACGGTAATAATGTAAAGGATGAACTTGTTAGGAGTAGAATCTTTGCTAAATCTAAAGCATTTGGTAGAGATTTAATCATAGCAGGACAGAGTAACTTCGGGTCTATAGTAGAACCTGAAGCAGAACTTGAACCAGAAGCAGAA